GGACACCTTGAGAGGATTCATCAGAGAGTAGATCCAAAACCTGAGATTTGAGATAGGACCAGCCGCCCCAGCTCATTTCTCCGATTTCCACTTCCGTTCCGTTCTTTAATGTCACTTGCATAATTTCAGTCCGCTATGAAGTAAAAGAGAAAAGACAGCCTTACTTCTGGCTGTCCGTTTTGGGTTTCTTGGGTTCCGGTTTCGGCTTTTCAACTGGCTTGGATAATTCAGCGTGCAGGCAATCGAATTCATGAGCCATCGCCTGAATGAAGACATTCGCCGCCTGTTTCACGTCACTGCCCAGCACCACAGCTCGCGAGAGGTCGCGAAAGGCTAATCGTGATTCGTCTTTCAATTTCCCGCCGTAGCACTTCAGCAGGTTGTTGTTCGCACGCAAAACACTGTCGTATTTCACTGTTCCCGCTGCGAACTTCTTAACTTCCTCAACCAGTGCTTTAGCCAGTCGATCCGGTTTGACTCGTTTCATGGTTTCTGTCCTAAAAAGAGAGGGGAGCCGCCGCCAAGGTAGGGCCGACGACTCCCGGCGCTCGATGGTTACGCAGCAGCGATTTCGATTTTCCCGATCAACTCGCCGTCGTCTTGCGACTCGTCAACAAGGTTCGCAAATTCGATGTTGAAGATTCGGTCATTTTCGTTGTTGAACCCAACTTCAAATTCACCAATCGGCGTGGAGCGATGGAACGAAATTTTCTTCGCCGCCTCTGCTGTGAGGAACGGAATAATAACCGCCGCCTGGGTCGTGTAGATGTAACCGGCACTGCGGCCAATCCCCATATAGGCAGCACCTGAACCGGCTGTCTGGTCGTTTCCGGGGTTGTAAATTTCCGCGATGGTCGCAGCCGCCCATTCCGCAAAGGGGATAGTCATGCGGGACTCATCGCCGGTATGCCGGATATTGACTTCAGATACCCCGAACTGATCCACGGTAACGGGTCGGTTCTTCGGGGAAATCTTCGCGGTAATCCCGCCTTGAGTATGGCCGATTGCAGTACCGCCTAACGTGGTATAACCGGGACCACCTAACACATTGTCTACATCACTTGCCATGATTAAACCCCTTCAGATTTAGGCTTTACTGTCAAACGCCAGAGGCTTGCCAGTTGGTAAATTAAGTTGTCGTTATCTTCGATCTTGAAAGGCAGGGGGTCGGAATCATCAACGTGATACATTTCTGTAACCCAGTAGTTTGTTGATTCGATTCCCGCCGCCTTTTTCAATGGGATCGTAAAATTGTTCTCTATGTAGCTCCTTACCTGTGAATTCAGGTAAGGGTCGTACGAGTAAATATTGATCTGTAAATCCGGCTTGTACCGACCGACATAGGTTGCACCACGCGGGGGGTTCGTATTCATCCACTGCAGCGATATGAACGGAAACACTGGTGCTGAATTCGGCCAACCTACTTTGACTCGGCCATCGCCAATCAATGCAGTCAAACCGGCGTCGTCATCCAGTGCTGTCCATACCGCTTTCTGTGCTTCGTCGTACCCCATTTGCGTGATCCTCTGAGCGAATACGTACCACGCACCCAAACGCTGTAAAGGCCAATTCGGGTTTTTCTCCCTCAGGCCCAATTTCGAAATCGATTCGCCCGTCGTGTTCATTTGCAGTCAGTCGATGATTGCGATAACCACGGCTTAACGAGTTGGCTAAATAGTCTTCGAACTGCTTCATATCGCCCTCCTCTTGGCTGGCGGTGCGAGTGCCTGTGAAAGTTGGTTGATGGCCCACATGCGGTTTTTATTGAAGGCCGGACGCAACCACGGCATTTGCTCTTGTGCACGTCCTGACACCGCTTTACCGCTGGAGTTCTTTAACCCGTCTGCACCAATCTTGGCCGATGTCTGATCGATGGCCTGCCCTGATTTCGCGGGCCAGTCGTGGATAGCCTGCTCGTCTGTGATCAAAGGAGAGTCACCCAACTGCTTAACCTGACCGCTGGCGATGTATTCCGTGCCGAACTCCAGAAATTCCGGGTACTCTCTAACATTGGTGCCGATCTCCACGAACCATTCATCTATCTGCTTGTAGATGTTCCAGAGGATTCTCTGTTTTAAATTCGACGTGTCTACCGGGACTCTTTGAACAGCTTCCCCATGCGTTCTGGCACCGATTCGCCCTAAAGCTGCTTTGGTTTCCCTGGTCGCTTCCTTCTCCCATCCAACCAGATAGGTTTCCAGTTCGATCAGATCCAACTCAAATTCTTTACCAAGGGTAATCATGGTAAACGCTTCAAATAAGCAATCAGATGGTGCCCCCGTCCCGATTCATCACCGACATGGATCACGAGGAACTTAAACGTGTTCATTGCAGCAGGGGCCGTGATTTCAATACGGTCTTTTTGGTCATCTCCGCCCCTGGGTTTTAGATCCACATCAGGCAGGAAATAGCCGACTGCAGAGTATTCGTGATATTCGCCCGCTTTGGTGGACTCGACTTTTCCAGACCGTTCCTGAATCGAACACTTCACACCCGTCGCAACCGTGGTATCGAAGGCTTTTGTTTCCACTCCATAACTACTTGAAGTCGTGGCACGCTTGATCGTGCATTCATGCTGCAAGAGGTCGTCAAAGCTCATTTCCGGTACCTCGCGAGAATGGATCGAATAGTCCCGGCTTCGGGGTACATTTGGGAATTAGTGTTTGTCAGCAGCTTGTAGGAGTAGCGGTCGAGTGTTTCACTTTCGAGCGGTCCACCCTCTTTCCGGCCTTTGCGAAGCAACGCCACCAGCATATTGGCTGCCAGTTCAAGGTCAGTCGGGATCGTTTCATATCCCGCCGTATAAGTAACCTTGATATTGCCGCGACCTTCCGTCCACACGCGGTTAATTGCCACCAGCATCGAGGCGTTGTCTTCGTTGGCCTCTTCGCTGTAGGGCACGAAATAGCTGCCCTCTTCCCATTCTGAATCATCGGGGAAAGCGTCGGTTCCTTTGCCGTAGTAGCCGTCAGCATCCACCCAGACGCCTGTTACGTCGGTTAACGGGCAATGTCCGAGAAACAGCTCATCCTTGCCGTTGCCGTCCAGGTACTCGGTACGTACACCGGATTCAAAGCTCTTGCGGCCTGTGTAGTTTTGTATGACCGTATCGACTTCCGCAATCAGTTGATTCAGTAAGTCGTCTTCGCCTGAACCACTGATACCCAAATGCAATTTAACTTTGGTGAGTGAAGTCAATGACATGTCGAGCTACCAAAAAGAAGCCCGCAACAATCGCTGCGGGCTTGGATCTATAAATAACAGCGATTAGCTGACGGTCTGTTTCTGGCCGCAAATCTGAGCGGTCGCAGGCAGCTTCGGGGTAGAGCCGTCCACAAAGGCGGGAGTCATCACCGCCCGCACATAGCGTTTGGTACGTACACCGCGAATGATTCCGGCCTCACCGTCTGCATCGAGAACCAGAGTTGTCTGAGTCGCGATGTCAGTCCAGCTTCCAGAGCCTGTGGTAGACTCCTGCAGCTTACAGGTGGCGGTAAAGCTGGTCGGCGTTCCGGTCGCGTCTCCACAGGAGAACAGACCATGCACCGAACCAATCATGTTGTCACAATCAACCGAACCACCTTCTGCAGCAGTCGTTCCAGCCAGTTCCGTTTCCGGCTTGATGGACTGCGCATACAGTGCATTCGATTTCATATCCATTAAAGGTGATTGAGCCATAACAAAAATCCTTACGTAAGAAATTGAATGAGAGCCACCGGGCCGGGCGTGTGCCGGAGAAGGTACACACGCCCGGCTCTCAGCGGACTAAGCAGGCAGATCCATATCGATGGTGTCGCACATCACGAACGATTCAGGGTAAGTGACCAGCGTATCCACATGCTGAATGAAGCGAATTGAACGTTGATCGGTTTTAAAGTTGTCGTTGTTCTGATCGGCGGTCGCGACTTCCAGAACCCCATGCCGGCCGATGATCAGGTTTTGCCAGATCCCCGCCAGAATGTAGGTCAGGTCAGTTCCAGATCCCTTGGTACGGGTATTGGAAACCTGAGTTGAACGCACGACCGGATGCCCTTCCAGCATGGACGGTGCACCCTTGGCGATGTCGTCACGGTTCGCACGGAACAACCACGGACCAACGGTATTATCTGCTGCATCGTTGGAGTCGAGTGCCCCCGCCCGACGATTCAACAGGTTACGCCACATCGTTCCACGCATCAGCCAGGAGACACCCTCACGGTCGATGTCGAAGTTGGAGTCTTCCAGCTTCGCCAGCATCAACGACGGGTCTTCGGGTTCGAACGTGTTACCGTCCGTCGCCACAGTCCCGGCAGTGTGAGTCTGGATACCGTAGTTGATAATCCCCTTCGGCTTTGTGTCGGTTCCCACACCTTCCAGTGCCGCCGAATCGATCAGCAGAGCCAGTGTCTTGGCAACATCCGCACGGATGAACGCTTCAATACTGGCCGATGCAAACCGTACGAACTCGTTAGGATAGGTGACCAACGCAGCACATTTCTTCGCACGCATTGACTTGAGACCGGTACCGAAAGTGGAACCGGTAATCTCATCGGCTTCACCCACCCAGTAACCAGTTGTGGAACTGGTCTGAGATCCGAAGTTCAGCACACCGTTAGGGGGTAGCGTCAAAGTACGTGCACCCAGACGGCTCATGACTTCCATGTTCCGAATCAGCGGCAGGAACTCACCAGCGATATCGGAGCGGGTCCAGATACCGCCTGCGGTGTCGTCGTAGACAGACAAAGCCTGATTGATACGGTTCTGACCATAGCCCATCTGCTGTGCCATGTGTGCCGCCATGCCCAAATCAGCACCCTGCACACCAGCCGCCATTGACTGCCGTACTTCCTGTGCCAATTCTGGATCGTTCATGGCGATCTCAGACGATGCCATAGGAATCAGGACTGAGTTAGGGGCAGCCCGGTCAAAGCCGTGTTGCTGGCAGTAGAACTTCGCCAGCTTCTGACTCATCTCGGTTTCAACCTTGCAGTTCTCTGCATCCAATTCACCCTTCACCATCATCATGGCGCGGGCAGTCTGAAAACCGCGTGAGGTCATGGGGTCTTCACCCTTACGAATCCCCGGCGCCCCAAACATCTGAGAGCCATTAGTACGTGGTTGGGAAGCCTGTTCGAAGTCGGCACGTAGTTTGTTCTGTGCCTCAGAAATCGTTTTCACTTCTTCCTGCACAGCCTGGGTAATGGACGACGTAACCGACTGCAATTGCTCGGCGGTCAGACCAGTATTCGCCGGTTTATTGGACTGCGTTTTATTCGTCCCGCCACCATTTGAGGGAGGATCAGCAGTCGCAGTTCCACCGCCCGTACCTTCTGTTCCGTCTGTGGCTTCATCCATCAGAACGCAAACACCTAACATCATTCGTTGGAACCAGTTCATAATTGAAACTCCCTTAAGGCAATAAAAAAACCACGCACCCTCTATGGGATACGTGGTTTGGTTCTTCCAATACCGTAAATGGCCGGTGCGGGATTTGAACCCGCGATCTCTTGATTATGAGTCAAGCGGGATGGCCGCTTCCCCAACCGGCGTCAAATTTTATGTGACTCTTTCATGGATGTTTCGAAGTGCGATAACCGACCGTCTTTGACTTTGAATTCAATCTGGCCGGAACAGAATGGCTTCCGTTCTGCTTCGATCAAGAGTTCATCAAGTGCTTTGAAAAGCTGCTTGCGTGCCTCTGTTCGCTGATCGTCGCTCAATCTACTTTACCCGTCATTTCTTTAAGTTTCTGCTGCAGTTCCTCATGCCCTTTTCGAACCGGCTCCAGCAATTCGTTAAATGATTGCTTTACCGATTCTGTGAGAGCGTCTACAGTCTGCTTCTGCTGTTCTCTCGCCTGAGCAAGACTTTGAACCACCTGATTTCCCAACTCATCGACCGGGATCAACTGTGGTTCTTCCGTCTCCCCTGACTGTGTTTCTGCTGGCTTGATAACCTCTGTCCTTTTCGTGTCAACATTTTCTTGAGACTTTTGTTGCTGGCCTGTGAATTCTTTACCGATCTGCTGCAGGATCGCAGACGAATCCGACTTGAGGAACTGTGAAATCTGGTCGTGCGATCCGCTCATCTCCACCACACCGCCGATTTTCAACTGCATGAAATCCATGCCGGGGGACCATGCCTTCTTGTCGTCTCCCACCGCTTTTTGAAATGATTGAATCATGTGGGCAGGCAATCGCACGTCATGGATCTTCCCGCGTTCCAGGCACTGTTTAAGCGAACCACGATCCGCCCCGATGGGAGTGATCGACCATTCCAGCATTTCGGTTTCCACGAAATCAAAGCCACGCCAGCCGTTCCAGCTCTCTACCCCTTCGGCTAACTGTTCTTTTTTACCCTCTTTGTTCAACATGGCCTTTCGCACATTGAACCCGATGGACGCCATACGCAATAT